GGAGCAGAAAGAATGCGGTTGGCTGTTTCACCACATTCACACCTAAAACTGATCGACTCATAATCAGTCAGTCTTTCGGTTTTATGCCCGTTTGCACAGGCAAAATCAAACATTCTTTTCATTTAGTTCCTCGTATGCTCTCTCGCTGACCTCTTTCAAGGTTTTCAGCCAAGTAAGTATAGAAAGTTCACCTTTTTTGAATTGTAGGCTTTGTTCATCAGGAATCACAGATATATTATTCAAGGATGCAATCATGGAGTCAATATCCTCCACCAAGTCTTTCCATCCATCACTTCCCATCATAGAGAAGCGATTTTCATAATATTTCTGTAGTTCTGGGGTCATGCGCCAATGCTTTCAGCTTGAGCCGCCACTTGCGCTTGATAAGCCGCAATGACTTCAGCAGTCCAAGCCAAATTGCAATGAGCAACGACACTAACGGGAACGCCCGTTAAGTCTTGCCCTGGCACAAGGCTTGTGCGATGAAAAGTTTTGCTCAGTTCGTTGCCATCTTCTATGATGCGAGTAGCTTCACGATAGAGAACAGTGCCATTCTCTGTAACAGTAATTTGATCTACTGCGGTTTCTTTAGTGATTGCCATGATGATTTCCTTTTGTTAATTAATCTGTTTGGTAACTAAACATATATCTTATCCCTGCCCCCGCTGCTCCAAAATCAGTAGCTCCCGCTAAAGCAACAGTTCCACCTGCTTGCGTGCTAGAAACCATTATGGGAGCCGTACTGCTATTAACAAGAAAAAAGAAGTAAACTTTTCCCGCTACGCCAAAAGAATCTAAAGAAAGTGCGCCCGAATTTTGATAAGTTGTAGTACTAGTTGAAGTAAATGGCAACCCGCCAAATGACAAATCTCCACTCCCAGTTCCTTTTGTAAAAGTTAAACGCCCAGTTACTGTTACTAAGTTACCAATTTTAGTGTATACACCGACAGCACTAGTTGTTGCAGAAGTTCCTGGTGTAGAAAGTGTGCAAGTCGGAGTAAAAGTGCCTTCTTCATAGTCATCCAATGTATTGACATTAGACGATGCTGATTGAGTTGAAGGGAAGGTGATACCAGCACCAGAGGTTGATGGGGTTGCGTTGCCAACGCCGATAGTTGTTGAGCCTTTAATTGTCCCCGTAGTGCTGAAATTAGTACCATCAAACACCAACGCACTGCCCGATGTAACAGCCTTGGAGCCATTGAGATAAGCAACGCCGTTGGCTGTGCCGCTAGTCAGAATAGGATTTTGTGCAAGAGTTGCAACTTGACCAGTGCTAATGCTTACTGCCTGAGTGGTTCCATTGGTCTGAATAGCCAATGCACCTGCACTTGCTACTGCGCCATCATTGAGGGAAACTTGTGTTGCCATGATTTACTTTCCTTTAAGGTGTTCCATTTGCAACTATGTTAGTTACAGATGTAATGATTCCCGTTGACGACATTGATGCAATTGTAGTAGCACCATATTTAAATAGCAATTTACCGCCAGATTCCTCAATAGTGAAGTTTGTAGTCAGTAACTTAGGAGCAGATGCAGCAGTACCCGTAGTATTCTGATTCAAAGTAGGAATATCAGCAGCAACAATAGCCCTGAATGTAGGTACACCAGCAGAACCATTAGGCGCAGCTAAAACATAGTTTGCAGTCTTAGAAGCATAAGGGTTCTGAGTATCTCCATAACCAGCAGACAAAGATATAGCAGGAGTAGCGCCACCACTTGATGCAATAGGAGAAGTACCCGTAACTGATGTCACAGTGCCTGTTGTTGGTGTAGTCCAAGTAGGTGTAGCACCAGTACCAGCAGAGGTCAGAACCTGACCAGCAGTCCCTTGACTACCATCAAAACTTGTTGTTCCAGTTACGCTTAAATCAACAAAACTACCATTCTTAGGTGTTGTTGCACCTATGGTCATGTTGTCTATTTCGCCAACATAAGTAGGAGCAATCTCAATTGAGTTAACGCCTGTAGGCTTTATGTGGACATGACCCGTACCTGTTGGGCTAATATCAATTTGTGCATTTGTTCCATTGATATTTGTAGATACATTCAGAGATAAATTATCTCCACCGCCGCCACCCATGCTTAACTGTGTTGTACCAGCAGAGTTCTTAAGGCTCAAACCACCTGAGTTTGCTGCCTGAACAGTAGCAGTTGTAAGGCTTGTAAGTGTTGCAGTACCACCAGTAATAGCTACAGAATTAGCATTCTGGGTAGACATCGTACCCAAACCACTGATGTCAGTATTTGATAAGGTAATAGCACCAGTACGACCAGCAACTGAAGTTACAAGATCAGTGTTATCAACCTTCTCCCAAGCAGAGCCATTAAATATCGCCCAATCGCCTTGAGTCCAAGTCGTAATGCCATTGAGATTGGTTGACCCTGTTACAGAGACAACATAGTAGTCTCCCTTTGTTCCTACGCTAGAAACAAGGGTTGGCGTGTTGGTTGATGCGTTCCAAGTGCCTTTGTAGTTTACAAATCCAGACAGAGCCGTAATTTGAGACTGAAGACTTGTCAGAGTATCAAGTACAGACTGAGAAGTACCGCCACCATTGGTAATAACTTTGATGCGTTCAGCAACATCAAAAGGAACAACCTCACCAACATTGATCTCACGACCATCATCAAGAGTGATGACAAGGCTACCATCAAAATCAATGCGAGCAGAGGCAACACCAGTGCCGTCAGAACCATCAACTCCATCACGCCCAGGAACACCATCTCGTCCTGCTGGCCCCGTTGCTCCTGCTGGCCCTTGCTTGCCATCTCGTCCATCTTTGCCATTCTTGCCATCCTGTCCATCTTGTACAGAGGCAACTTTGCTCTGAATCTCGCCATTCAACTGAGCAAACTTTTGCTCCATGTCTGACTTGATCTTCTTCAAGCCTTGGATGACAAGTTCAGCACCCTTGCCAATAGATTCACTCTTGGCCTTGGCAATCTTCTCAGCAGCAGACTGTTGCAAAGCAGTAATGATCTCCATCTGCTGTTCAGCAGAGATTCCATCAATTCCTAGCTTACGCTCAAGATCGGCAATGTCCATTTAGGTCAATTCCCTGGAAAGACGATTGAGAAATTCATCTTCAACGCTCGACATTTTGCCCTTCTTGTCAGCCATTTGCAACTCGACAATCTTGGACTTGTTCTTGATGTCAGCTTCTTTCAGCATCAATTCAGCAATCTTAACCCGCTTATCAAACTCTTTTGAACCAGCATCATCTTGGTTTGGCAGGTTCTTAGTCATTGCCGCCATGTTCTTGGCCTGAATCTCTTGAGGCATCAACTGTGCCTCAATCTGCAACTTCTGTGCTTCTGCCCGATTCTGTTCAGCTTGAGTCGTATTGACAGCAATCTGAGCCTGTGCAGCTTGCATAGCCAACTGTTGCTGTACTTGAGCCATTTGCTCTGCTTGCGGGTTAGGTTGGCTCATCTTGTCCAACTGCTCCATCAGTTCATAGCGGTTGGTCAGAGAAGAATTAGCCAAAACACCTTTGAGAATCAGTGGCAACACAGGAGTGTTGGGGCCAAGGGTCTGGAGCAAACCAATGAACATCTGTTGTTCATGCTCACGGGCAATGATGCCCAAGGTAGCAGTAGGAATGAAGGTCATATCCACAGAGGGGTAACGCTCTGGGTCAAACTGCATATACCTGAAAGCCGCCTTTTGAATAAAAGGAATCAGGAAGTCTTCTTGGAAGTTTACCAAAGTGCGCTTGTACTTCTTGATGATGGTGGCGATAGCCATAGACATACCACCTTGGCCCATGTCTCTAGCACCAGCACTCACCATGCCTTGAGAATCCAAAGTTCCCGTGGATTGCAGGAGCATACGCTCGAAATCCTTGGCAGTGGCTAAGTTGTTGCCATCAGTCTGTCCAAACTTAAAGGGATACAGAATCTCTGAAGGTGCGCCATTGGTGAGAATAGCTTTTCCAGGCTTGACTTCAAACTTAGCACCACGGGGCAGACGGGTTGCATCCATGGCAATCATGGGACTGGTGGTCAGCGCCAATGAATCCAAGTGAGAACGAATCTGAGCATCAATAGCCTTTTGCATATTCAAGGCTTTTTCCACTGTGCCACGACCTAAAAGACGATTGGGAACAGTGTCATCTTGGTAGGTCAGAACAGGGCGATCCTTCATCATGTAAGGATTTGCCTCTGCTTTGAGCAACTGCCCATCGTTGGCAATCACGACAATGGCCTCAACCATGTCTGAATATTCTTCAGCAGCGGAACTCTCAGGGAACAAATCAACAATATTTCTGTTTTCTTCAAGGTTCTCTAGGTACTCACGGGGAACCAAACCATAGTAGGTAAGCAAAAGCACCTTTTCATCCTGGTACTGGCTCACCTCTTGGGTGGGTTCTAGGTCAGTGTCTTCATAAGTGGGCGTAATGTCTACTTTGCGGTAGATTCCACGCTCAATGCCTTCAACAATCTTGTGAATAGAGATGTATTTCTCAATTGCCACCCCCATGCAGTCATCAACTGATGTGCCATTGGGATCAAAAAGGAAGTTTTTTGGATTTACAGGTGAAATCTTAACTGCAATGCGGTCTTTTTCCACCACTCCAATGGCGGCTTGGCCAATTTGCCCAGGAATTGCCTGAGTAGAGGGCACATACTGCTTTTCAGTCTTAACGACAATCTCGCCAATGCCTGTGCCGTAGATTTCTGCCATCAACTCGATCTGGTCAATGGATTTGCGAATCTTGTCGCGCTTGAAATCCTCCATCAACTGGGCTTTGATGATGCCCACATCGATGGGGTTGTTGTTCACATCCCGAATGTCATCTTGAATGTCAAAGAACTCGCCTTGACCAAAGATTGCTTCCATGATCTCAGCATGGCGAGTCTCTACGGCTTGTTGTGTGGCAGGGGTTACGATGCGTGAACGCTCAGACTCACGGGTTTTGTCTTCAGATGCCCACTGTCCACGAAAGATTCGCTCGTATTCAAGCCAATCTGGAAGGAAGTTGGTATCCCGATAGTCACGCCAGCGATTGCAATGGTCAACAACAAAATCAGTCAGTTCTTTATCAGCCTCAGTAGGCTCATAAAACTCATTTTGCTCTAGCTTTTCTTGCTTATCTGTTGCCATTAAACCCCCGATATGATGTCTACAGGCTCCCACTCATCATCTTCTTCACCCTCAAAGTAAGATGTTACAGCCAATTGGTCAATATAACTCAAAGCATCAGGAAGATCATCGTGTACGCCATTGGCAGGAAACATCAAGAGTTGATCGGTGAAATCATCCCAATCTTCTTCAGAGTTCAGCACAATTCGCCCATGCTCAAACCGCCCTTGGAGACTCCAGATGATTCTGTCTGTCTTTTTCCTGTTGCCATGCGTTAGGTCAACTATGTGGGAATATACATTATTTTTCCGCATCAGGTCACTGAGGTACGGCAAAACAGCGTTTTTTAACGCTCCACGCTCGATTCCAACCGAAATTGGCCTGTAATCCCGCATCTTCATTAAGATTTTGGCAGCAGTTTCCCGAATGTCCCACCGCCCGTGGTCAATCTCTTTGACAAACCATTTGCCATCATCAGTGACTTTGACCACTGCAATGGCACTCTCATCTAGTCTTTTTTTCGCGTTAGCAGCTTGTTTAGCCACTTCTTCAAATCCTGCCAAGTCGATTGCAATGAAGTAACTACCATACTCAGGTTCCACACCATATTTGATCCAATCTTCTTTAAAAACATCGCTTCCTGCGTTGTCAAAGGATGCCAAGTA